CACAAAGGGCTTCTTGCTTTCCGTCCAAAACGGTCTATACTCGTTAACCGGGCAGGCCGTAGACATCACGTATACCCCCTTCACCCCGCCGGTTACGGGACCGACGCAGTACTTTATAGAAATTCGGTCCTTCACGGAATCTAGGAGAATATGATGTCGATTAACCTGAAAGCCATTACAACCAGGTTAGGCTATCAGCAGATCACCTCTCTCAGCTCGTCTACGGCGCTGACGGTGCCCGCCGTTGATCTTAACGGCCTTAACTGCCGTCCTGTGATCGCTCTTATTACCCCCGAAGGTCAGGCTGTGCGCTGGCGCGACGATAACGTCGCCCCCACTTCGTCTGTTGGGATGCCTCTTCCTGTTGGCGTGACGCTCCAGTACGACGGCGATCTGACCATGATCCGGTTCATCGAGCAGGTAGCCGGAGCCAAGCTCAACATCAGCTATTACGCCTAAAGGTGTCCCATGAACGTCTCGCAGGATAGCGCCCCAATGGACTACATGGATTACTTCCTTAACCAACTTCCCAAAAACTTGGCTACGATGGCCGCGTTGCGGGACGAATTGGCCGTCCGTCAGGGCGCGCTGTCCGCCGCTCAGGATGCGGTTGCTGATCGGGCCAAGGCAGCGGAAGAGCTTTCCGCTGCTAAGGCTGTTGCCGCCGAGATGGTTGCCGGGGCCAAGGACGCTAGAGAGGCGTTAAGCGCGGATCAGGCGCAGTTTAAGGCTGACCGCGCTGCGTTTGACGCCGCCAAGGCCGAATACGACGCGGATCTTGCCGCTCGCGCGGATCTTTTGTCTCGTCAGGAAGCGTCTTGCAACGCCAACGAACTTCGTCAGGCGGTTACCGCTGCGTCACTTGATGCGCGGTCTGCTGATCTGGCATCTGCTACGCAGGCCCTTGAGGCCCGTGTGAAAGCCTTCCAAGAGAAAGTGGCAGGTCTTTCAGCTTAACCGACTGGCCGGTAGCCAGGCACTCCTCGGAGTAACCCATGAACGACGAAATTTTGAATGCCCCAGCGGACGCCCCGGCGCCCGCGTCAGAATCGGAAGCTACGGCGGCTCCTATTGCTGAAACTACAAGGCCGGAAGATCAAACGACTGAAACGCCCAAGTCTTTCACACAAGAAGAATTGGACGCCATAGTTGGCAAGCGCCTCGCAAGAGAGCAGCGTAAATGGGAACGGGAGCAGGCCCAACGGACTGTTCCTACTGCGCCTTCTGAACTACCGCCACCTGATCAGTTCGATTCGGTTGAAACCTATGCGAAAGCATACGCCGAACAGATGCTACGGGAACGAGAAGTTCAAAAGCAGCGGTCTGAATATGTAGAAGCCTACCACGACCGCGAAGAGGATGCGCGGGGCAAATACGATGACTTTGAACAAGTCGCGTACAACCCCAACCTCCGCATCACGACCGTGATGGCCGAGACGATCCAGACCTCTGATGTTGGTCCTGACGTAGCGTACTATCTAGGGTCCAACCCCAAAGAAGCAGACCGCATTTCTCGTTTGTCGCCTATCTTGCAGGCCAAGGAGATCGGTAAAATTGAAGCCACTTTGGTTTCTAATCCTCCGGTCAAGAAATCTTCGAGCGCGCCCACGCCTATTTCACCTGTCACTGCCCGTAGTAGCGGAACGTCCACATACGACACCACTGACCCACGGTCTATCAAGTCGATGACCACGTCAGAATGGATCGCCGCTGAACGAGCCCGACAGGTAAAAAAGCTGGAAGCTTCGAAATTCCGTTAACCCTCTACGCCTGAAAGGCTGACCAATGGCTAATAGCATTCTTACAATCGACATGATCACCAGAAAGGCTCTGGAGATCCTTGAGAACAACCTGGTGCTTTCGCGTAACGTGAACCGCCAGTACGATGACAGCTTTGCCGTCGAAGGCGCGAAGATTGGCTCCACGCTGCGTATCCGCCTTCCTGACCGCGCTCTCGTCACCAACGGCGCTGCGCTTCAGGTTCAGGACGACAATGAGCAGTTCACCACCCTGACTGTTTCTACCCAGAAGCACATCGGCGTGAACTTCACCTCTGCCGAACTGACCATGCAGTTGGACGATTTTGCAGAGCGCGTTCTGAAGCCTCGCGTCAGCCAGTTGGCTGCCAGCGTGGATGCGGACGTGGCGAACGCCTACCAGAACATCTACAGCTCGGTTGGCACCCCCGGCACGACCCCTGCCACTTCGCTTGTCCTGCTTCAGGCCCAGCAGAAGCTGAACGAATACGCCGTTCCCATGGACCAGCGTTACGCCACTGTGAACCCCGCTGCCAACGCCGGTCTGGTCGAAGGCATGAAGGGCTTCTTCAACCCCACCAGCACGATCAGCCGTCAGTTCAAGACCGGCATGATGGGCGAAGGGGTTCTTGGCTATGACGAAATCAACATGTCTCAGTCCATCGTGCAGCACACGACCGGTTCGCGTTCCACCTCGGACACGATCCTCGTCAACGGCGCTGTCACGACGCAGGGCGCGTCCACCATCAGCCTCGATGGCGGCACCGGCTCGGCGACCATCAAGGTTGGCGACGTGTTCACCATTGCTGGCGTGTATGCGGTTAACCCGCAGACCCGTCAGACCACCGGCAGTTTGCAGCAGTTTGTTGCTACCGCCACCGCCACCGCTTCCAGCGGCGCTTGGACCGACGTGGCGATCTCGCCCCCGATCTACACCGCCTCTCAGGCGCTGGCGACCGTGGACTCGTTCCCGGCGGACAACGCTGCCGTCACCTTCCTTGGTGCGGCTTCGACTGCCTACCCGCAGAACCTGATCTACAACAAGAACGCCATCACGCTCGGCACCGCCGATCTGCTCATGCCGCAGGGTGTGGATATGGCGTCTCGTCAGGTTCATAACGGCATTTCGATGCGTATTGTTCGTCAGTACGACATCAACAATGACCGTATGCCCTGCCGTATCGATGTTCTGTACGGTTTTGCCGTAATCCGCGCGCCTATGGCCGTGCGTATGTGGGGCTAACCCCTTCTATCTGGGGCTGCGGCCCCAGATTTCCCTCATCAACTCTTTAGGAGAATATCATGGCTCTTCCGAATGGCGCTGGTGGTTACCAGCTTGGCGATGGCAACATCACTGAAGTTAACATGGTGACGCAGGGCACCCCTGTCGCTAAGACCGCTGCGGCTACGCTTACCGCTGCGGAACTTACTTCTGGTATCATCACGTATACGGGCGCTGCGGTTAACCTGACGCTCCCCACGGTGGCGCTTACCGAGGCTCTGGTCACCAGCGCCAAGAATGACAGCTGCTTTGACGTTGTGATCATCAACACGGGCGCTACTAATGCGGCAACCGTTGTGGTTGGCACTGGTTGGACCATTGTTGGTGCTGCCGCCGTGTCTGCGGCTACTTCAGCTCGCTTTCTTGCGCGTAAAGTGGGCGATCTTTCGTGGACGCTGTACCGCATCGCCTAATCAACCAACGCCCCGTCTACGGGCGGGGCGTTTTCCACAGGTATTTTTATGATCTACATGCGCCACCCGGTTCACGGCACCAAAGTTGCCACTATGGAAGCCGAAGCGATTTATGATGAAACGAATGGCTGGAGCCGCTATACTCCCGGCGAAGCCCCGCCCTCTGACACGTCAGAGCCGGTAAATGAACTTGCACCCCGGCGGCGCGGTCGCAGGCCGCTGAATGAGGGAATAGCCAGCTATGACGACAGCCGGGGATCAGATTAACGGAGCCCTTCGCCTTTTAGGCGTCTTGGCCGAAGGCGAAACACCATCCGCGGCTACGTCGCAAGACGCACTGTTCGCGCTCAATCAAATGATCGACTCTTGGGGCACGGAAAAACTCTCGACGTTCACAACGCAAGAGCAGATCTTTGATTGGTTGCCTGGCTTTGTTAGTCGCACTCTTGGCCCTTCCGGTGACTTCGTTGGCGACCGTCCGGTCTTGATGGACGACGCGACGTATTTCGTGGACGCCTCAACCGGCATCTCTTACGGCATCAAGCTGATCAACCAACAGCAGTACGACGGCATCGCGGTCAAAAGCGTAACTAGTACTTTTCCACAGG